TGTTATGTCCATAGTCGGTGAAGATAAACCAGGTATCGTAGACTATATGTTTGATTACGCCCACAAATATCATCCTTTACTTCAAGTGGTAGAAGATACGACAATGTCTCGACCTATTTTTCAATCCTTACGAAGTGAATCTATGAGAAGAAATGATTTTAGTGTTAAATGGAAAGAAGAAAAACCTGGAACAAGGATGAGCAAAAGAGATCGAATTCAAGAAGTGCTTCAACAACGGTTTGCTATCGGTCAAATATATATGAAAAAAAACCATTACGATTTACATCACGAAATAGTTACATTTGGCAATCGCATGGCGCATGATGATGCAATAGATGCCCTTGCCTATGCGTGCAAATACGCAACTCCTCCTCAAAGTCTCGTTAGAGAAAACGGTACATACCGTAAGAATTCCAGATCCCGTCCCAAAAATTGGGTATTAGCTTAATGGCTAAAAAAGAGGACAAAAAAGCAAATAGAGTACGAAAACTATTTAATGCTATCAATGATTCTCGTAGACAAGATTGGGAAGTAATTAACCAAGAAGGTCACGATTTTTATCTGGACAATCAAATTTCAGAAGAAGATGTAGAAGCACTTCGTGAACAGGGAATGCCTACCTTTACCGTTAATCGAATTATCCCTGTTGTAGAAATGCTTAATTATTATGCTACATCCAATACTCCTCGATGGCAGGCGGTAGGGACCGAAGCATCCGATAGCGATGTAGCCGCAGTCTTTTCCGATGTTGCTGATTATATTTGGAATCAATCGGAATGTCAAACATTGTATTCCAATGTAATTAACGATGCTATAACCAAATCGCTTGGATTCCTTCAAGTATGTGTTGATCCAAATATGGATAACGGTATGGGAGAAGTAGTAATACAGCAACCAGATCCTTTTGATGTGTATATCGATCCCAAATCAAGAGATCCTTTGTTTCGAGATGCATCGCATATTATAATTCGCAAAGTATTGCCCAAAGCACAATTAATCAAATTGTACCCTGAATACAAAGCAAAAATTGTAAAATCCTCTTCCACACAGGCTACCGATTATAATTATACCGATAAACCAGAATTTTCTTCTGATTTTCAATACAAAGAAATTACTGCAGGATACGATGAAGACGGAAAAGACAGTCCAATGGTTGAATATTTTGAAGTATATGAACGATCCAAAAAGAAATATTGCAATGTGTTTTATCAAAAAATTCCTAGTCCTCAAGAAGTAGAACAAGTTAAAAAACAAGTAGATACTCAAATTGCAGAAGCCAGTGCAGAAATGCAGGTTCAATTACAGGAACTTCAACAAAAATTACAACAAGGCGTTCAAAGTGGAGAAATCCTACCTGAACGTATGGAATTAGAACTGCAAAAAGCAGTAAAAGAAAACGAAGCACAACTCGCTCTTCTTAGCCAACAAATGATGGCTGAGGCTCAAAAAGAAATGTCTGTAATTGAAAACAAGATTATTACTGCAGAAGAATACAATGCACTTAAAAAAGATGAAGAATTTTCTCAAATGATTGTAGACCATGTTTTCTTTTACAAAACAGAAATTTCGCTACTAAAAGTCGCAGGGGACGTAACTCTATCTGAAGACATTCTTCCTACCGAGCATTACCCTCTAGTACCCTTTATGTATAAATGGACAGGAACACCTTTTGCCATGAGCGCAGTTGCCCCTTTGGTTGGTAAACAACAAGAAATCAACAAAGCCCATCAGCTTATGATACACAACGCCTCCTTAGGCAGTTCCCTTCGTTGGATGTACCAAGAGGGATCTATTGATACTGCTTATTGGGAGAAATTCGCAACCGCCCCTGGCGCATTGTTGCCTGTAAATCAAGGATTTGAAAGTCCGAAAGAAGTGATGCCTGCTCAATTGTCTTCTGCATTTTACAATATTGTTCAACAAGGCAAAACCGATATGGAGTATTTGGCAGGAATTTATGGTACTTCAATGGGAAGTCCTGATAGCCAAAACGAAACCTATCGAGGTATGTTGGCTTTAGACGAATATGGCACAAGACGAGTAAAGCAATGGTTAAAAAGCAGTATAGAGCCTTCACTTAAACAATTAGGTCAAGTAGTAAAAGATTTTAGTCAAGGTGTGTACAAGGCACATAAAGTAATGCGAATTGTACAACCCAATAATATTGAAAATATGAAAGAAGTAGAAATCAATGTACCAATTTATAACGATTATGGTCAGGCTATTGGAAAATGGAATGATTATGAAACAGCAAAATTTGATGTTCGTATCGTTGCAGGTTCTACTTTACCTGTCAATCGATGGGCATATTTAGCAGAAATGAAAGAATTAATGAAGTTAGGTATTGTAGATGATATTGCAGTCCTCGCTGAAACCGATATCCGTAACAAAGAAAAGATTGTAAAACGAAAGAGTTTGTACTCTCAATTACAATCTCAATTGAGTCAAATGCAGGAACAAATAAAAGATAAAGATGGAACTATTGAAACCTTATCTCGACAGTTGGTCCAAGCGGGTATCAAATCAAAAATTATGCAAGGAGAGGTGGAAATCAAAAAATCAGTCAATGACAGAAAAATGTCCGAAGGACGTTCTGCAGATCGAGTCAAAGCTGAATCTGATTTACAAAGACAACTCCTTAGAAAGAATTCACAAGAACAACCTATGGAGGTTAATTAATGAGTGAAGAGCAACAAGCAGTAACCCAAGATGCAGTAGAAGATTCTGTATTTGGCTCTGCTGAAGGTTTCTTTGACGATTTGGATCGAGAAGTAAACGGTGCGATCCGAGACGACGAAGAACCTCAAGAAAATCAACAAGTATCAGAAGAACCCCAAAAGGAAAACCCTCTTTTTACAGATATAGAAGAGGCTCCTCAAAAGGATGAAACTGATTGGAAGAAGCGTTATTCTGATTCCTCACGTGAAGCTCAAAAAATGAAACAAGAGCTAGACGAATTTGGTCGCTTTAAGCCGTACATCGAAGCCCTTCAAAATGATGAAGGATTAGTTAATACAATAAGGGATTATGTTCAAAATGGACAAAAACCGAAGGAACTGAAAGAAGAGTTATCTCTTCCTGAAGACTTTGTTTTTGATATTGATGAAGCAGTCTCGAATCCGAATAGCGATAGTTCAAAGGTTTTTTCAACCATGATTGATCGTGCGGTAAGTAGCAGAGTAGACAGCAAATTAACTGCTGAAAAACAAGCTACCCAACAATCGATGCAAAAGGCAGAGCGTGATAAACAGGCAGAGGCATTTAAAAAGAAGTCTGGAATAAGCGATGCTGACTTTAATGACATGATGGATTGGGCAAATAAACATCAAATTGGATTTGAGGATATTTATCTTCTTAAAAACAAAGACTTGTATATGTCTAATGTGGCTAAAAGCACAAAAGGTGATATGCTTAAACAAATGAAAGCGGTTCGTAGTATTCCTACGACTGCAAGTAATACCAATTCACAGGCAAAAACTGTGGATGCAAATGATCAAGTGTTTGATACCATATTAGGACTAGACAATCAGGTAGATAATTTGTTCGGTTAATTCGGTGCGTTTGTTTTGACATAACATAAATCAAAACAAGGAGAAAACAATGGCAGACAATCCATTATTTCTAAGCACAAGCAATGTAGCTCCTTCTTCAGATGGTTCATCCCCTACTAGTGGTGGAGCGGGGATTGGCGATCTTAGAAGAAGATATGCGTTTGGTAATCGTGTATCTGAGTTAGCAATTGATCAAACACCATTTTTCAGATTTTTATCAATGGCTTCCAAAAAGCCAACCGATGATCCTGAATTCAAATCATTAGAACAACGTCACAGTTTTCATAAACGTTATGCATTTGCAGTAGCTATGGATTTAAACGGTGGTGTTATTGGCTCTGGTGATAACGATAACGAATACGCTGATTATGCATTTGCAAGTACTGATTTGCAGGCAGGCGATGAAATGAATGTAAAGTTTCAAGCAGATTATCTTTCCGAAGGAAATGTGCAATCTGTTTTGGGGCAAACAGGCATTTCAGTAGGTGCAAGTGGGACCGAGCCTAGCTTTTTTTTAGTAGGGCAATTGGTTAAAATTCCAATTCGGATTGTACTAACAGCTTCTCTTGGCTCTGGACAAGACAATATGGAACCTGGAAGTGCAGGTATGGTAGCAGTAGACAGCCACGATTATTTGGTGGCTAGAATTACTGCACTTGGAGATCCTGCTACGGGTGCAAATGCTGAAAGTGTGTACGCAAAGTGTAAAGTAGTAAGACCTGCAGTAGCAGTTGCTTCTAGTTATTACATGTTGCCTGGAGCTGAATACAATCATAGTGGCACTAATTTTGACGGTATGGTAACTACTGCATATACGGAAGCAGATAAATGCTATGTTGTTGGTAATGCTCATGCGGAAGGAAGTACGTTTCCTGATTCATGGAAAGATCAACCATATAAGGATGTATTTGGATTAACTCAGATTTTCAAAACAACTTGTCAGATGACAAATACAGCAAGAGCAACTCAGCTTAAGTTGGTTCCTGATGAGTGGGCAAGAATTTGGAAGCAAAAGTTAATTGAGCATAAATACGATATGGAACAAGCTTTCTTGTTTAATAGAAAATTAGCAGATGGCACAACTCGTTATACGCAAGGTATTGTTGATTATGTTTTACAGTCTGGTAATATCTTTTCTTTAGATACCGCAACAAAATCACAGGATTCATTTCTTGATGATATGAGCAATTACTTAGACCCAAGATACAACAATGGTGCAGCTACAGTGTTCTTTGCTAGTACAGATATCTACAACTGGTTGCATAAACTAAGTGGTTACTTTGCTAACAATGTTGGTATGGTAAAACCTGGAGCTTCTTCCCCTGATAGCAGTGGTAATAGCTACGGTAGAGCAGATATGGCGATTACAGGTAAGAAAAAAGTCTTTGGACTTAATATTACTACAATCTCTACTCCATATGGAGATATGAATGTTACTCGTAACATCCATCTTGATAGTGGATCTGCAGGAGCCAAAATGGTTGGTGTAAACATGAAACATGTCGCTTATCGTCCATTAGTTGGTAACGGTGTGAATCGTGACACTTCCATTTACGTTGGTGTTCAAAGTCTAGAAAACACGGGTGTGGATAGACGCATTGACTTAATTCAAACTGAAGCTGGTTTGGAATGTCTAATGCCCGAAGCACACGCAGTCTGGAAATAGGTAGTTAAATAATGTTCTTTGGGGGTGTTTTTCCATTCACAAAATCACTTATCGTGGATTTCCCAAGTTTCACCCCCAAAGGACTAACAAGGTAATATGGCAAATTTTAACACACAAATAGAAGCACTTGCAGGAAGTATCCCTGTAGGAACCAATGCATTGCAATGGTTTAATGATGGTTGCAAAGATGTAGTTAATCGATTAAGTCTTATCAATCCTCAAATGTTAGCTTTAATGAGTACGGAACAAACTGCAGTAACTAGCGATGCAGGGGAAAGCATTGAAAATGCTCATCGTGTAGTAAGTGTGCGAAGAGGAGAAAAGGTTGCAACAGAAATTTCTCCGTTTCT